TTCTACTGCTTTATCAGTTAACCCCCTATCATCCCACGCTTTTACTAAGGCGGTTTTTAGATGGTTTTTTAATTCATTTTCATCCAACTCTCCATTTGTACTATCACTCATTTTTGTTATTTGAGTTTGTACATATCCCATTTTCACTATTCTATCCGCAACTCCGTTGTTTATTCCATCGTTGCTATCTAATAACTTAGCTATATCGTTCATAACTGCTTTGTTATTCGATATAGATTCTAATATTTTGGTAACAGCTTTTTTATATTCGTTGTTACCATTTATATAGTTTCCTACTTTTTTAACTAATTCATAAAAAAAATAAAAAACTACTTTACCTAATATAGCAAAAGTTATAGTTAAAAGTATTCCTTCAACTACACCTTCGTTAACTACTTTTTTTTTTGAGCTCTTTCGTTTTTAGCTCTTAATTTAGCCAAATCAGAACCTTCAATCTCACCATCCTTATCCACATCAATCTGCTTTTGCTTATCAGTTAATTCAGCTACTGAACTTAAAGCTTTACTGAATTCACTAGAAACTTGTCCATCTACATCTGATTCCGTACCACTTGTATCTGCGGTATATCCACCTTCACCCTCATTATATCCTCTCAACTTACCTTCGGATTTTGCTTTAGCTGCTTTATCTACGGCGTTAAAGAATGCTTTTTTTTCAGTGTCATTCATAGAGGCTAATGATTTACCTGTCTTGTCCAATAATGCTTTGAACATTTCTTGATAATCGTTTTCTTCTTTAACAACTTGTTTGATAAGTTCTTTTAATTGAGTTAATTTCATTTTATTCTGATATTTTTCGTATTTGTTGTTCTAATCTTATAAGTCTTTCCTTTATCTTATAAATATTACTATTTGTTCTTTTCCAAAAAGACTGATTAGAAACTCCGTTTTCTGATTTTAATTTACCATACCAACCCAAAAACTTTTCTATTTCTGCAAGTTGTTTGTTTATGTTTGAAATACCTCTATTTACTTTTGTAGTAGCAGGTGCTTCTTCTTTTTTCAATGCAATCCAACGATTTTCTTTAACTACACTATATCCAGTTAATGCTGCTTGCTTTTTACCTTTTTTATCCTCATCTTCTTTTCTACCAAATGCGTATGGAGTACCATATCCAGCTACATCGCCTGTTGTAGTAGCTTCATCAACTTTCAATTCAGCATCTTTATACATACCACTAACCTTAGCATCTAATTCTGCTGCTAGCTTCTTCTTTTGTGCCGTTAAAGTTTTTAATTGTTGAATGTGTTGTTTTTCTTCTGGAGTTCCTTTAGATTTTTTATATAATTCTAAATGTTTTTCCATAGAATCGATTACTTTCATATAATCGGTTTGGATTGCTCTAACTGAACGTAATTCGGATAAAACCACTTCTTTGATTTTATCAGGCAATCCTTTATGTGAAGTTGATGCGAAATCTTTTGCATCTTTATCAGACATAGAATCAGCAGCTTTTTGAACCTCTGGAGATGGATTTTCCATATCGCCCTTTTGTGCGGCGTGAACCATGCCCATAAATCTTTGTTGTGCTTTACTTACTGCTGGCATTTTTTAGTTCTTTTAAAAGTTCATAAGACATCATTAATGCCGATAAATGTGATTCTTTTAATTTCTTAACAGTCTTAATTTTCTTAATGTTAGAAATAGTTTCTGCTAATTTAATCTTTGTTACCTTATCTGAAACTTTAGAACCAACTTGCTTTAATCCTTCTGATAAAGAATTAACTTCATTATTAACATACTCCTTTAATTTTCCGGTGTTGTTAATATTGTTAATATATTCTTTAAGTAAGTTTTTTTGTTCTTCTGATAAATTATTATATTTTTTGTTGAAGTTTTCAACTAACATTTTATATGATAGCATTCTAACTTCTTCATCCTGCTTTCTATATTCTTCTAAAACTCTATCATTTACTTTCTTATCTTTATTTTCAATTGAAGAATTAATTATATTTTCAACAATTGTAAATTTGGAATTAACAATATCCTTTGGTTCAAATGATTCTTTAGTAATCGTTGCTTCAAATACTTTGTAAATTGATGCTAATGATTTATAATTTGAAATTGGAGATTTTACAAACTCATCAATATTATAAGTTTCTTTTATCTGCTTTATAAGATTATATTTTTCTTTTGTAAGTTTTTGCTCATCCAATCTTTTACGAGCTTCGCACACAGTTTCTACAAATTTTTCAGCCTTTGATTCTGAATTATATTTTTCATTAATCAAATACTGATATAGTTTTAATTCTTTTGAAAGTTCTTTTTTAGAAGAAAAAAATTCTTTTAATATCTTCTCAGCTTTTGAACTGGTTTTGCCAGACATGATTTCAGATGTAATCTGTCTTACTAACAACTCAAAAATGAATCCTGTGTTTTTAAACTTTGAATGTTTAATATTTTTCATCAATTATATAATTTCTCTGATATAAATATACTTTTCTTTTAGATTATTACTCCTTATCCAAATTCTCTGTCAAAATCGTCTTTTTATTACCATCCATATCCTTAAATACTTCTAAATAGGAAGTTTTTCTGGGTTTATATTTGACAGAACCTTCTTTTTGTTTAAGAGTTTTAATTCCTAATGGGTCTCTACCTTCGGGATGGTCATCTTTACCATATCTAACCGGGTCTTTTGGTCTACCAACTCCATCTTCTGCTAATTCATTTTTTATCCTCTGAATTTCTTCCTCCACATCGGTTGGAGCATCTGTTCCTGTTTCTTTTGCTGGGTCAACACCCTGCGTTTCAATAGATGTTAATCTGAACATTTGTTTAGTATCTTCTAATACTGCAACTGTTTGTTCATCTTGCTCATCTTGTGCCATTCCCATAATAGACTGATACATCCATTCTTTAGAGAACATCTTTGTTTGTTGCATTTGTTGAATCAATGCTACTTTTGATGTGTATAACTCAACTTTCTCTTGCTCATATATTTTTGATGGAGTAGTTAGTTCTAATGAAAAATCTGTCAAACTATCATCATCAATTCCTTGCGAATATAAGTGAACGATTGCGATTTTTGTTAATTCTGAAATAAGTACTCTTTGAATTCTTTCGATTGTTTTTGCAAATCTAATATCTTGCGCTGCTAATGTTGCTTTACCATTAATATCTTCTTCGTATCCTAAGAATGCTTTGGGAATCTTTAAAGATGACATCAATTTATTTTTAAGATAATTGATATCATCAATCATATTATATTCTAATCCTTTTAATGTATCGATAGATGTACCATTGTCACTACCACGAACTGGCATATAGTAATCTTCGATAAGGTTCTGCATATTGTATTTTAAGTTATACTCACCCGTTTTTTCATCAACAAATGGAACTTTTTTAGATGCATTGATAATCTTTTGCATGTAGTTATCCACTTCGTTTGGCGGGATATTACCAACATCTACTTTGAAAATTCTCTTTTCGGGAGCTCTCATTACTCTATGAATTAACATAGCATCTTCCATAAGAGATAGCTGCTTCCAAACCCTTCTACCACCTTCAATCATAGATTTTCCGTAAGGTAAGAAGTTTGCATCTGAATTTAAACGGAAGTGAGCTACTTCATAGTTTTCGTATTCTTTTTTATTTCCTGCATTAGCTGGAGAATAACCACTATTTGGATTCATAAATGGCGAATATACAAATTTTACTCTTTGTGGATTTTGTATATCAAACCCCTCAACTCTACTTGTTTCGTAAACAGACATAGGAATTACGTTTACAATTCCTAACCCTTCTGCCATTTCTAATTGTAAAAATAAATCACCATACTTTACTAAATTTCTAGTCCAAGGCCATAATGTGAATTCTATATTCATAATATCATAAAACAAATTTTCTAAAATTTGCTTTACATTATCATCTGGGTGATGTATTTTTAATATATTACCTTGTTCGTTTTTTGCAGTACATTCATCAGCGTATATATCTAATGCCGATGATAATATCGGGTCCATATCCATTGAATCGTAATCTCTAAACAAGTCGATTCTAACTTGCTGATAAGCCATAGCCGATTCTATCAAACCTCCACTAAATTGTGGGGTTCTCATACGCATGTATCTGTCTACTAAGTTTGTTGTTAAACTTTGATGTTCGTCTGTATCTATTACCTTAATACCCTTTTCCGTTTTACGAACTATGGTATTAGTTGAAAATAGTTTTTGTAACCTACCAAAAAATGATTTATCTGATGCCATTTTGTTTTTAAATAATTGTAATTGTTAAATATATGGAAAATTTTTGGAATTTCCAAAAAATTACCATTTTCTACAAGACCAATATCTTGCTTTCCATCTTGGACCTGGGTTATCACAATTATGTCTAGCTCTGAAAGATTTTCTTCTATCAGGATTTGATTTTTTGATTCTCATATTTGGGTCACCAAAGTTTACTTTCACAACGTTTCCTTTATCGTTCTTTACATAAACTTTGAATTTTTTAACATCGCCTTGCATTGGTTTACCTAATTTTACTTTTCTGCCTTGATATTCGGCTTCGTAAACGCAATTACAATTAGCTTCAGCTAAATATTGTGTGTACTCTCGCATAAACTGAACAAACTCTTTCATATCTTGTCCGTTTTCTACATCATACTCTGTTGGTTCGTTTTCTTCAGCTTCTTTAACAGGTACACAATTTGGTACTTCTCTACCATCTTTTTTCTTAGTACCTACCATTTCATAACCCTTCCAACAAGGATTATCCATTTCTTTCAATGGTGATAAGTTAACTAAACCTCCTAATTTTATCATTTTAATTCTTTTTATAGTTTCAACATATAAATATATAAAAATTAACGAAGTAACCAAGTTAAGTTTTCTTTCTCTCCTCTACCTAGCTCCATTTCATATGGATTCTTTTGTTGCCAGTTAGAAGTATATACGCCTGTACTGTTTTGTATTGTAGTTGCATTTAACATATTTCTTGTCAAATCTATACCTTCTTGTCTTAAACGAAGTGCGGTATTTCTAACCCACAATCCAATTCCTAACGCCATTACCAAGTCATCATTATATCCTTTCATTGCTTCTGCTCTACCACCATTCCAAATAAATGTAAATAATTCATCTATCAATCTATTAGAACGAATCAAAATATCCTTATCAGTCATATATGTATCCAATGCTGATATGATAAGAGGACGGGTTCTAGATGTTGTAGAAAATCCTGCGACCATTTGCCTCTCCTGTCTATAATATTTGTTAGACATTTGCTTTTCAACATCTACATATTGTAAATCGTTACTCATATAGAATAGATTCGGATATCCTCTATCTATAATTTGCTGAATACAAGCCCAACCTACGTTTGAGTTCTCCACTACTAACAATGCGTTATTATATTCAGTTGCTAATGCGGTTAAAAAGTTTCCAAAATCTTTTGTGTCAATCTTACCTCTATATTCACCAACTTGAGATGAATCTTCTATATCAATGATTTGAGCAGTAGAATAGTCACTTCCATCACCCCTCGCCACGTCGGCGGATATCATATATTGTCTATTGTAATTAGGATGTTCCCATATCCAAAGGTTTCCATCGAATCCTCTCTTTTCTACGGGCTCCATAACGTATGTATCTTTATACCACGTTAGTAATGCCGGGTCGATTACAGTATCACCCGAACCAATAAAGTCACAATCACATTCTTGTGCTGCTCCTTTAACTCCTAAAATACGAGTTTGTTCATCTCTCCACGCTTGGTTTCTTTCAGGGTGTACAGTCCAATGTAGATTAATACAATTGAATCCATTTGCACCACTTTCACCTTCTACCCACATTTTATGAAACCAATTACCGACACCATTTGGTGTAGATAATACGATTGCCGAACCACCCGTTGATAATGTAGATTGTGCTGATAACCAAATTTCATCGATATCTCTAATAAATGCGGCCTCATCCACAACTAATAGGGATAGAGCTTCAGAACGTCCGGCATCTGGAGAAGATGCAATTGCTTTTACCTGTGAACCATTTTTTAATTTAAGTGATAATTTGTTATCTTCAACGGATGAATTACCACCATCTCTTAACCATACAGGCAGTAAATCGTGCATAACTCTAACCTTCTCTACTAGGTTTTTCGCAACAGTTACTTTAGTTGCAATAACCAACGCATTGAAGTCTTGGTTGAATAACATCTTCCAAAGTATAAAGCCCGCCGATAAAGTTGATAAACCTAACTGGCGGGATTTAAGAATGATGTTAAATCTATTATCTTTAAAATCATCTAAACAATTTTCCTGAAACGGGTATAAGTGAAATGGTATTTTACCACGAGTAGGGTGCTGAATAACACAATACTTTTTCATAAAGTATATTGGGTCTAAAGCACACTTCTTATACTCATCAGCGATGATTTCTTTTAGAGTCTTTTTAGGTTGCCCTTGAACACTCATTATTTTTTAACTTTGATTTTCCAATAAGTACCAAATCCAACGTATGGTGAAAATGCACCGGTAGTACCATCAACTACTCTATTGTTTACACCTAAAGTAAATTGATATATTTTATCTTTTTTAGTTTTTAACATTACACCTGCTCCAACCGAAGAAACTACATCTGCTTTATTAAATCCACCATTTAATCCATAATAAACTTGCATTTTAGCTGGCTCTTTAACAATAAGTT